TTTCATCTATACGACGATAGTATTCGTCAGTTGAAGGATTTACCCCACTCCTGACTAATTTTTCATGTAATCCTAAAGCTAATGAAGTCATTTCTTCATCTTTACCAAACCAAGTATTTTCATCTTGCCAAGCTTGAGCTCGTGCATCTGGTTTTGGTATATTAGAAGGATTATTTTGATTTAACTCTACACTACTTTGTGCAACTTGTGAAGCTTTATATTGAGGTTTCAATACTTTAGCTTGAGCTAATTTTAATTGTGCATCATTCATTTTAGCTTGAGCTTCAACTATTTTATCTGTATCTCCAGAGTCATAAGCTTCACCGTAATCTCTTTTAGCTACACTAACGTCTGTTTCAGCAGAAGCTATTACAGTTTTAATATAATCTTCTTCTCCTGTGCTAAGAGTAGTATGTAGATTTTTATTGTGTTCAGCTACCTTTTGAGCATAGGCAATAGCTTCGTCTTTTTCTCTAGCAGCTTGTTCTTTAGCTCGTCGCTCATCATGCCATACTTTTTTAAGTTGTGCCATACGTTGTTTAACACGCTCAGAATACCCTTCTAGATCATCTTTTTCTAGTTCTTCTACCATTTCTTTAGGTAATGGTTCTTTACCTTTGTCAGCTGCAGGGGTATCGTCTTCTTCCTCTACAAATAACTCTTGTTGTGTAGGTTCTTGTTCTACTCTTTCAACATCAGAAGTAGATTTTTCAGGTTGAGTTTTTTTACCTTCGTCTAAATCGACTTCTACCTCTTCCCCCTTCATATCTAATTCTTCTGGTATTTCATTTATTATCTCTGCCATTTTATTTCTCCTATGCGCGTTCGTAGCCACGTGGATCATCCACTACAGCTTCAACCGTGTCGTCGTTAATAATGCGAAATTCTTTTCCGTGTATTTTAATTCTAGTACCTGCATAAGCTCTAGTAATAACGAAGTCTCCTTCTTTACACCATGCTCCTGTTGGAAATCTAGCTTCATCTTTATAAGCTAAATCTCCTAGTTGCATAACAAACAAAACAACAGTTGAATGTTCTTGTATTTGTTTTACAGCATCTGATTTGATAAGACCACTTTCATATTTTTCATCTGCTTCAGGCACCATACATAAAATACGATAGCCTTTCACATCAGGTAATTGTGTAGTAAGTTTTTTAAGAGCTTCATCTTGGCTTACTTTTTTACCATCAGTGGTAGTTGTGTTTTTAGTTTTAATAGGTGCTCCAGAGCTGGAGACTATTGTTTTGTCTGGGGTGGCTATAGTCATTATTTACCCCCTATCTTTACAACACTATCCGTAGGACTGCTTTCAAAGTCTTCGTTGTCTTTAGTTAGGTTTGCTATCATATCAGCAATAAACATTTGAACATGGTCAAATCCTCTAACTTGTCCACATGCATGCTGATAACCTGCGAGGTCAGCGGTGCCTCTAGCCATATCTTCTGTTACTTCGTTGCGTCTCTCTTTTATCTGGCCTGATAAATATAAGAGCGTTTCTTTCTCTGTCATGTTAGTCCTTTTTATTAGTTAGTATTGTCCTCATCTTTAGTTACATCTATCTCGGTTTTGTCTTTTAACTTCTGCTCATGAGCAACAGTCTCATCACGCATCCTAGATTCTTTTGCACGCAGGGCAAAGTCTTGTTTTTTCTGCGTTGCTTGCATTCCTAATTTTGTTCCTTCCATTAATTTTTTAGCGTTTCTTTCTGCTTGTTGTTGGCTAGCTTCTGAACCTATTTTAGCTCCAGCTATTTTTTCAGTTGATTGTATTTTCATTTTTTCTAGTTCAAGTTTAGCTTTTTCTAATTCTACATCAGCCATCATTTTTTGAGCTTTAGCTTGTGCTTCTTGTTGTTTAATTGCAAGCTCTTGTTGTTGCATTTGAATAATTGGATCTTGTTGTTGTTGCTGTGCTTGTTCCTCTTGAATTTCAGCATTGCTTTTTAGTAGTAGTTTTTCTGCAGCTTCTGCTGTTAATCTAGCTATATCGTTTTCAATATCTATTGGAAGTGGATCATCTACTGGTGGTAGTGGTACACCTAATTGTTTTTCAATTTCCATCCTATATTGGAAAGCCACGTGTTCTGCAATATGAGCTTCTATAGCAGCTTGTGTTTGTGGGCCTTTAGTGCTTTGTCCTACTACCTTTCTAATATTAGGATCACTAGCAAAAGCCACATGCACTTCAATATGAGCTTCATGATCTTGGTCAAGAAATGCTTTAACAGGTTTACTGTTAAGTATATTCATATTTTCAGATACAGGATCTATTTGTTTTACTTCATCCTCATCTGGTATAAGTTTATCTATATTTTTAACTCCTAATACAGTTAGCATTTGTTTATTAAGTTCTGGTAAGTCATATATAGTTGGGTTTTGTTGAGCCATCTGCATCACTGCTTGGTATTGAACAACCTTCTGTGCCATTGTTGCAGCATTAGGGTCAGCTACAGGAATAAGATTAACTTTATCATAGTCAGCTTGTTTAGCCCCTGGTGTTCCTGTTGATGGGTCATACTGATAATCTGGATCTGTATAATCTCTTATTAGTGTTTTAAGTAATCCAAACTCTTTCTTCATTGAGTAATAAATACGAGCATTAACTGCCGACATTACTTTGAGTGTTCTCTCTAGTATTGCAAGTGTAGAACCTACAGGAGAGTTAGCGGACATATCAGATACTTTCATATCTGCAGCGGTAGCAAAGCGTCTACCTTCGTCAATAATTTTATCCATTAGAGCAGCAAGTACTTGACTTGGCTCTTTATATGGTAATGGCATTAGGTTATCACGGATAGTTCCAGACGGTGCGTCAACATCACGCCACTCTGCTGGTCCAATTGGTGTATCATCACCTTTTATACGTAAGCCTCTGGCTTTAAATCCACCTGGAAGATTAGATAATGTACCTGCGTCCACTAACTGTCTTAATAGCATTGTGCCTGATTTGGAAAACCCTCCAATTAAATGAATTAAGCCGAAGCAATAAAAACCAAATCCTGGTATATAACCGTAATGTACAAAATGTTCACGACGTTTTTTCTTATCATCGTCCTGATTCCAATTACGTCTGATGGCTAAAATTTCTGTAGTGCCTTTATCTATAGTTACAACATATGGAAGTGCTATTCCTGTTTTTCTATTTCCGTCTTTATCTTCATAACCTTCTAAGTCAAGGTTAACATTCATCTCTAGTATTTTATATCTATCATCATTAGTTGCATCAAAACCCATCTGTTCTGCAATTTTTTTCTCAACAGTATCTAAATCATAATCAGGTTCACCTAATTCTACATCCTTATAAAACCCTATCTCTTGTAGTGTATGAATTTCTTGTTTTGTTTTACGCATTACATGAGTAATTCGCTCTGCTGTTTCTAAGTTAGAAGCACCATAAGGTACAACCATATCTTCAGCTGGAACAAACAATGATACTTGGCGTTCTAGTGCTGGATCATAATAAACTTTTTTAAACGCATTGCCTGCTAACCCTAAACCCCATAACATTCTTTCATGTTCAGGTCGATACTCTGGCATTTTATCCATGAGTTGATAGTTCATATTCTCTTGAACACGTTGAGATGCTTCAACACACTCAGGTGTTTCTTTACCAATAATAGAAGTCTTTACAGGGCCTGCAGCTGGAAAGGTTTCCATCATTGTTTCAGCTTGGAATTTAACTAATGCTTCGGAAAGTAGTGGGTGATATACAGCACATGCACCTTCCCACGGTTCGGTGCGCTCTTCAATTTTAAGTCCTAGAAGTTCTAAGCCATCAACGTAAGTTTCAAGCCAATCTTTTCTTGAGTTTACATCATTAGAAAAATCTTCAAGTAAATCTGAAGCAAGCTCACCAAGATATTGTTCATCTAATTCTTCAGCTAAGTTTTCAGAAAACTTCTCGTCGTCCATTCTATCAGGATCAATAACAAGTTCAGTATCACCAATACCAATAGTAACTTTTTCTGGGTCTTCTATTTCTATTTCAATAGCTTCTTCTGATTCAGCTAATTCTTCAACTCCTACCGGAGCTGCATATAGTCCCTTATCTACGTCTGCCATATTATTAAGCCTCTATGTATACGTTACAATTATAGTTACGTTTTCTTATATTCCATCTAGCTGGAACAACCTGTAAATTAGTGGGCTTATGCAAGCCCCCCTTAGTTAATGGCACTATATGGTCTACATGCCATTGGAACCCTGTATCTTTTGTTTTATCTTGCGCTAATTTATACATGTCTTCTATTTGTTGTTTAGCTTCTTTAGTTAAATATATAGTAGCTCTAAACTTTAATGCTCGTCTATGAGCTTCCCACACTGTTCTTTTGTCTCTATTGTTTCTTGCCCACTTTATTTTATAGGCATTCATTTTATCTTTGTTTTTTCTTGCCCATTCTCTTTTTTGATGAGCTGCTTTCTCTTTATTTTTTTCTTGCCATCTTCTGGCTCTTGCTACATGTAACTCTTTAATATGATCTTTGTTTTTTTCTAAGTATGCTCTCAACTTTTCTTTAGAGTTATACGGCATAATATTTTTTATGGTTTCTTCCTCTAAACATCTTTATATCATCTTCTTCATCGGAAGGCAACCTAATAAATCCACCCTGCCTAAACCTAGCTAGCGCTAGTGTTGTTGAATCAACTAAGTCATCGTTAGCTCCAGACGGAAAGTCGTTACACTCTTCTATAACTTCTTTGGCCCATCGTCTATCAGGAGCCCAAACTATACCACTTCTAAACAAATCGCTAACTGCGTTAACGCGGCTAATCTTGTCTTGTCCTTTTCCAGGAGTAAACTCTCCTACAGGTATTCCCATTCTTCTAAATTCTTGATACAACGCAGCTCCGTT